AGAAATAGAGGTAGAAGAATGACACTAGAACAAGCAATAAATCATTTAGAAGAAGAATTGAAGAATAAGCAAGATTGGAGTTGTGTTGCTTGTAAAGAAGAACACGAGCAATTATTAAGTTGGTTAAAAGAATTACAAGCGATAAAGAGTGCAGAGCCAAGCGAGGCATTGAAAAAACTTGAAATGTTAAGTGATTGTGCAGAAGCAATGAAAGAAGCACCATCATCTAATTGGATTGAGTATGCTAAAACAGAAGAAGAGTTAGATTTAAAATTATATTTTGCATATTTAGATGTTAAACAAGCATTAATAAAAGCACAGGAGCAGGAAAAGGTTATAAACGAATTAAAAACACTTGTCAAATATGCAGATTTAAACAAACAAAAAATTATTAGTTTAGCAGTTTTAAAAAACGCATTAAAAGAGGTTTTATAAAATGAGTAAAGTATTATTATCAATAGTTAAAGAAGATGGGTATTGTAATATTGATTTTAGAACAACACTTTATGGGCTTACAAGAGAAGAATTTAATCAAGCAGTTAAAATAACTTATTATGCTTTAAAGACATTAGAGCATAATGTGATAGACAGTGAGGAGAAACCAAATGAGTAAAGAATTAGAAGAAATTAAAACATTAAGAGGTTTTAATCAAGTTGAATTGAATAATGATAAAAATATAAATAAATCACTTGATGTTATTGAACAAGCATTACAAGAATTACAAGCAATAGATAATGCAAAACCTAATGAAGCATTGAAGTGTTTGGAAAAATTAGGACATTTAGATTTATATGAGAGTTATATTAATTTAAAAGTGAATGAAGTTGATGAATTTGGTATTATCAAACAAGCCCTTGTTAAAGCACAAGAACAAGAAAAAATACTTGAGGTTTTAAAAAGAATAATCAAAGTTAAAATGAGTGAAATGTATGGTTTTGAATTAGTTGTTAGAGGAACAGATGAAGAAGAAAACTTTATCAAGGAGTGGCTTGAAAAATGAAAAAGAAATTAAGATTACTTTTATATTGCACAAAGGCAAAAAATAAATATGACCGATTAGTTAGTGATGAACATTATGGCAAACCATTTTATCTGTATGGTGCAATAACTGAAAACTTTGAAAGTTTAAACGGTAAAATCGTAGCCGAATGTGATTTTGAGGTTGAAAAGATAAGAAAAGGTTGGGGTTGCTTGAATGGAACAAGATATTTTAGAAATAATTTAAATCATTACTTTCCTGATTATGAACTAGAACAACAATCTTGTTTGTCTTTTGATGAATTAGATAAATATTTAAAAGGGAGATTAAACGAAAATTGTGGCTATGCAATCCACATAAAGAATTTACATATATTTGATGAGCCAAAGGAATTGAGTGAGTATAAAAGAAAAGATGAGTTTATGGGTGGCAAACAAGTATTTTGGGAAACCATCAAGAAAGCACCTCAAAATATGATGTTCGCTTACGATAACGAAGAAAAGAAAATTCTTATTTCTATACAATCACAATGGCTCTGCAAAATATTAAATGGTGAAAAAACAATCGAGGTAAGAAAGAAAGTTTTAAAGGGGATGTTAAAATGACAAACGAATTTACAAAAGAATTGTTGGCGATTACACAATATGCCGTAGCAAGTGATACAGTTAATACAGAAAACAAAGTTAGAAAGATGCTACAAGAATTATTGGATGCACCAATATACGAACTATCAAACGGGCAAACAATGGAGTGTGAACAATTAGAGAAAGAATGTGAAACAACATATTCATTACTTTTCAAAGATAGAAAACAATTAGTAAAGGGGTTTAAAAAATGGTGTGAAGAACAAGGCGCAGATGAGTATAGCCAAGAGAATGTAATTGCGTGGATGCAGACAAAAGGAATGATAGATTTAAAGAGAGCGAAAGAGGTATTAGAGGAGATTAAGGATGAATAAATTAGAAGATGCAATAAAGGTAATCGAAAGCACATTTCCCATTGATAAGCATAGACCACTTGCTTATAACAATTCTGTTAGGATGGTTAAAGATTTTGTAATCAAAGCAAATATAACACTAGATGGAATAAAAAATGTGTTAACCAAGTTTAAAAACGGTAGTATAAATTCATTGGATGCAATAGAACATATAACAAATATATTAGATTGCTTAAATGAAGAAAAAGATGTATAATAATAAAGGTGATTATATGGAAGAAAAGAGAGAACTTAAAAAAGTGTTAATCTTCCTTTACGAGCAATTTAACGGATGCCACGAGAAAATTATAGATGAATTTGTAGTAAGGAAATTAAAGGCAGATAGAAAGACAGTAAACACATATTTAAAAGAGCATAACATTAAGGCAACAGATTATTATGTATTCTTTGAAGATAAATTTCCTAGCGAGTTTAAAAAGGTATCAAGACCAATTATGGTTATAAACAAGCACCTTGATAAATCGGTAAAAAGATTTTTAGGGGTAAAGTTAGAACAAGATACATCCAAAGTCGGTGGAGATAAGTTTACAGGTATGACACTAAAAGAATTTATAGATATAACAGAGTTAGGGTATGAATACACTTTAAGAGAAGTAAATAACATTTTACAGGAAAACGGAATAAAGCCAATAAAGGTATTATAAGGCATTAAGAGGTATAATAACACATACCTCTTTTTATCGTTTAAATATGAGCCGATTTTAACGCTTTTAGATTAAGGTTTGAAGTGTGTAAAGGAAAAGAGCGAGTGAAAATAAAGCGTTGTTAAAAAAAGAGGGTTGCAACTTTTTAACGAATTTAATAAAATTAAAGTAAAGGAGCAGTGATGAATTATGAACAAAAAAGGTAGCAAAAAAGGACAATGGGGAGCGACCATTGATAAGGGAACATTTGAACGCTTATGTAATCTTATGTGCGTTGAATATGAAATTTGTGGTGTATTAAATGTATCACACGATACCTTATTGAGATGGATTAGACAGGAATACGGGCAAGAAGAAACATTTAAGTCAGTTGCTAACAGATTTGGAGCAAAGAAGAAAGCACAGTTAAGAGAAATACAATTCAAACTTGCAGAAGAAAATCCTAGTATGGCAATCTTCTTGGGTAAACAGTATTTAGGACAAAAGGATGTTGTAGAACAAACAAGCATCGAGCGTGTTGCTATTGTTAGCGATATGCCAGAAGATGATGAAGCAGATGATGAGCAATGAAAACAAGATATTTATCAATGTATAAATTGATGGGAAAAGGTTATACACGAGGTTATTGGAGAAATTGTCATTGCAGATACAGAGCATTTAAAGGAGCAAGAAACACAAAGAAGTCATACGATATTTGTGGTTATGAAATCATCGATAAGATTTTAAGTGATGAAAGAAGAAATGTAGTAGTTGTAAGAGCAACATTTAATACACATAGACATTCAACCTTTCCTAGATTGTTAAAAATCATTTATTCAATGGGTTTGAAAGATTATTTCGATGTAAAACAAAGTGAAATGACAATAACATACAAGCCAACAGGACAAGTAATCTTATTTAAGGGTTTCGATAACCCAGAGAAATTGACATCAATCGAGGTTGTGTATGGTTTCTTAACGGATGTATATGTTGAAGAGGCATTCGAAATCGATGACTACGAAGCGTGGAGAGTATTTGATGGCTCTATTCGTGGAGATTTGCCAGATGGTTTATTTCATCAAATTACATTTTGTTTCAATGCTTGGAATATCGACCACTGGTTGTATGAAATCTTTTTCAAGGGCAGATTAGAAGATGATGTAAACTACTTATTAGAGCATCCATATCAAGATTACAAAAATGAAGATGAGTTTCTTGAATATGGTAGAGGCATCTATTTACATATATCGACATACAAGATAAATGAATTTAGAGCCAAAGAATATGATATTACAATGGAAAATTTGCGTGAGAAAGCACCAGAAATTTACAAGGTTGAGGGTTTAGGTTGTTGGGGAAATGCAACCGAAAGCACATACCCAGAATTTAACGATAGTTTAGTTAAGCCAAGACAAGAAATCAATAATATGGCCTATTCTTGTTATGCTATTGGTATTGATACGGGTTTATCGAACGGACAAGGGCAGATAAAACACGGCAAGGATGTAAGAATAAGAAGTGCAACAACAATGCAGATGGTAGGCATCACAAACGATTTTAATAAATTGTGTTGTATCGATGAGTATTTTTATTCAAACGAGAAAGAACTTATCAAAAAGACAGAGCCACAACTTATGGAAGAAATAGTCGATAAGTTAATCGAATGGAAGAAATTATACCAAGACCATCCTACAATAATGAAAGGTATTATACCTGTATATGTTGATTGTGCAGATATTGGTTTTAGGCAAGGTTTAGAGTTAGTCGCAAAGAAGAAAGGACTATTCAATGTTGTATTTCAAGGTAGCACAAAGATAAGAATACAGACAAGAGTTGATTTCATCCGTTTAATTATGGCTTGGGGAGAATATTTAATAAGTGAAAGTTGTAAAAATCTTATTCGTGAAATAAAGAACTCACGAAAGGGAGAAAAAGGCGAAGTAAGAGAAGATTTTGATGACCACGCTATAAACAGTAATGAGTATGCTTGGCAACCTTTAATAAATCGTTTGCGTAGATGGAAAACATTTAAGGAGCATTGATGATAATACTTTTAATTATTGTGGTTGCGCTTGTTGAACTAGGAACGGATGAAAAATAGATATATTGAATTTAAAATTCAAATAGTATAAAATCAATTAAAAGGAGTTGTTGAGTAGGGATGAATATTATTGAAGTTATTAAAAGAAGAGTGTTAAAGTTTTTAGGACTTGAAAAATTGAACGAAAACCCATACGGAGAAAGGTTGACATTTATTCAAGATGCAGAGGATGTAATTAAGCAACAATTACAGGAATATAAAACTTGGTATGTAGGCAATAGTGATGAATTATTGAACTATTACACTAACGAGCAACTTTATGGTAATGCAAGAGAGCCAATTTATAACAGAAATAGAAAAAATTACTTTTGGGGAATATCAAGCGTAGAGGGAGATATTAAAAGAATACATAGTGGAATACCTAACGCTATTGTATCAACCCTTGTAAATGCTATTGGTGATGCAAAAATTACATCAACCGATGAACTAACACAGGCGAGAATTGATAAAATCAGTAAAGCCAACGATTTAACAAGCATCCTAAATCAACAACAAGAGCCGTTAACACTTGTTGAGGGATGGGGAGCGTTTAAGGTTAGTTATAATGCAGAATTAAAAGATAGTCCTATCATACAATTTTATGAGGGTATGAATGTTGATTTCATTTATTCTTTTGGTGTGTTAATGGGAATAATTTATAAAGATTTCTATCAATACAACGGCAAAGATTATTTATTACTTGAAACAAGAAGAATAAATAACGGCAATTCATTGATTGAATACAATTTATTTAGACTTGAAAACGGCAATGAGGTAATGGAAGTTGCATTGAATACAATACCAGAATTAGAAAATTTAGAAAATGTTATGATACCAAACCTTAACAGAGTATTAGGTGTGCCTAGTAAATTCTTTTACGATGTAAATAACAAGAATTACGGAAAATCAATTTTTAATGGTAAAATTGACCTATTCGATGCACTAGATGAGGACTTATCACAATGTGGGCAGACAGTAAGAGTATCAACACCCGTTGAATACTACCCTGTTGATTTACTTGAAAGACAATCAAACGGACTACCAAAGATGCCAAAGGTATATAATAGACAATATATTCAAAAAGAGGGTATGCCTAATGGTGATGGAGCAACAGATGGAACAATACAAACAACTCAACCAGAATTAAATTTTGATAAATATAGTGCAAATGCAAAATCAATACTAGATTTCATTTTAACAGGTGTATTATCACCTGCAACAATGGGTATCGATATTGCTAAAAAAGACAATGCAGATGCTCAACGAGAAAAAGAAAAGATTACAATAATGACACGAAACAACATTATTGACAGGCAACAAAGCATTTTAAAAGATTTAATGGAAATATGCTTAATAGTGCAAGAATATTTTTCAACAGGAACAATCACACTTACAGATTATGACATTTCAGTAAATTATAACGAGTTTGCTAACCCATCATTTGAAAATGAAATTCAAATTCTTGGTAGTGCATATACAAACGGGCAAATTTCAACCGAAAAATATGTTGATATTCTTTGGGGTGATAAGTTAAGCAAGGAAGATAAAGAAAAAGAAATAGCATATTTAGAAGAGCAAAGAAAAACGGATGAATTAGGTTTAGGAGATTTTGAAGATGGAACACCTATTGGAGAAGATAGACAAGAAGAAGAGGCAAATAACGGCTAGATTAAAGCAATTACGAAATAGGTATGTTTCAAAAATCTATTATGACATCATAAAAGGCAAAACTTTTAAGCAAATTCATAAGGACATACAGACAATTACAACAATTTTTAACAATCAAGGGTTGAAATACACCTCAAAAATGGAAAAATACGCTATAAATCTTGCGTATAAAAGCAAAAAACAAACGGATGGACTAATTATTGCCTTAAATAAACCAAATGCAAATTTAACGGCTTTTAAAGGAATTGGAATTGAAGATATAGGACTTACACCAGATGTTATAGTTGCCACTTGGTTGTTTAAAAAGTTTGACAAAGAGAAAGTGTATCAAAAAACAAACACAATATCGTATGATACAGGTAAACAATACGAGGCAGACAACAAGGATGTAATCTTAAAAGAAGAAATAGAACATAATAGAGCGTTGCCGATACCTAGAATATTTTATTTATGCAGTAAACACGATGATTGTGCAAAAGACCATTTGATGTGGCAAGGCAGATATTATGTGGATGAAAATTGGGAAAGCCAAGTAAAAAATGACTTGATAATACCAGAAATTAAGAAATTCATAAGATTAAACGATATACGAACTTTTCAATGGGTAATAGGTAAACCCGTATGGCTTATTACAAGACCTAATTGTAGGCACTATTTTAAAGCCATAGACACAAAAGAAGTATTAGAAAAGGACATCAACACCATTATAAGAAATCACAAGATGCATACAAAGGTTGGAAAAGAAAAACCTAAAACAATACCACACCCAATAAACAAGGAATGGTATACAGAAGAAAACATCATTGAGATTATTAAAAAATACCGTGATAGATTACACTACCACGAAGAATTATACAAAACTTTTAAGTCGCCAACAGTTAAAAGAGCGATTGAAAAAGATAGATTGCTAATTAGAAAGTGGGAAGAATATTTGAGAAAGTTGAGGTTGCAGAATGGAAACAAAGAAAAATAATGCAGGTGAACAACAACCAATGGATGAAAAGGGTAGATACACCTTTAAAAACTTTCATAAACCAATGGTGCAGAAGAAAAGAGAAAACGGAAATATAGGAAGTATGGAAAAATTTGATGTATGGGGAAATCACCAAATTTATACACCAAAGGCAAATACATTAAAATCGGTATCTTTTAAAGGAAAAGAATACAACCCTATTGGAAAAGAAACAATACAAAATGGTGATGACTTCGTAAAACAAAATATGTCAAACGAAATAAGACCTTTTAAGCGAGAAGAAAAAGTAGATATAGAAAAAGTAAAGAGTAGAGGAAATTTAAGCGATGCAGAGGCAAGAAAAGCCATAGAATTAAGCAATAATATAAATATGATTGCAGATAAAAACGAGCCAGAAATAACAAAAGACATAGTAGAAACTGCAAAGAGCGTAGGTGCTACAATGTTTGGACTAGATTTTAGAAAAAAACAAACTACATCACTTGCAGGTAAATTGGGAAGTGATGCAATCACCGATAACATAACAATAGAAGAGGCATCAAAACAAATTAAAGATGCAGTAAGATACACGGCTATATTAGATGAGAGCAAGTTTGTAAATCAATATGAGAAAATGAAACAAGCGTTAGAAAGAAAAGGTTATAAAGAAGTTAAATGTAAAAATAATTTTGAAAATTATCAAAACGGAGTTAGTCCTCAAAATGATGTTAATTGCACTTTTGAAAATAAAAACGGCTATAAGTTTGAATTGCAATTTCATACAGTAAGAAGTCAAGCGATAAAAGAAAAATACAATCACGAACTATATGAAATAGTAAGACAAGAAACTACACCAAAAAATATAAAAGAAGAATTAAACAAATTGATTATAAACGCAGGAACTTATGTAAAGCAACCAGATAACATAAGTAGAATAAAATCTCATAAATAGCAAAAGGAGTATAATATGCCAACAAAAAGGAATAAAGCAGGAAATCAACAAAATTATGTGCCAAAGGGCAACGGAGATGCTAGTGGTGAGTATGGCGACAATGCCACAGGTAGCAACAAGCATTTTACTACTTTTGCCAAAGGTGGTGGAGAAAATAAAGTAGATAATGCAGATAAGAAGTTTGGAGAAACAAAAGAAAAAACAACAACAGAAGAACAAGTCGCAAAAATAAAAGAAATAAACAACAAGTGGATTGATTTAAGCAATAATGCAAAAAGGGAAACGCTTTATGGAAATTATAAAAATAAACAGTTAAAAACAATGAGTGTGGAAGAATACGAGAACAAGCAGTTTAAATCTTATTTTGAAATGTATAGTTATTTCAAAATGGAAAATATCGCAACATTGAACGATGAGCAAAAAGAACTTTTTGTAAATAACGCAATAGATGAGATTTTAACCGATAGTGAACTTCCTAGTTTTACAACCGAAGAAGATTTTTTAAGTTTATTGCCAGATAGTTTAGAGGGAAAAGCACGATTGATGAGAAATTTAAACTTTGGTGAGTATCAACAAGAAGAAACTATGGTATATCAAAAATTGTTTACTCAATTATATGGTGAAGAACTAGAAAAAATAAAAAGCAAAGTAAATGAAAAAATAAACGGAAAAAGAGCCGTATTAGGTAAAGAATATATAGAAAACAACTTTACAAAAGTCAATGATGGTGTTTCTATAGAAGAGGCATTAAAAAGAGTAATCCCTAACTACAAAAAAATGGACAATTACGATGATAATTGTCAAAGATGCAGTTTTACATACGAATTATTGCGTAGAGGGTATAATGTAAGTGCAAACCCTAGCAGTGATGATAGATTAAGCAGTAATAGAAGATGGACAAAACAAATGTGTTGGAAAGAAACACACGATATAGCAACTGCCACATATAATGGTGCGAAAAAAAGTATAGAACAAATTGTTAAGGATGCAGGAAACGGAGCAAGATATTGTATAGGTTGTCAATGGAAAACAGGAAGTGGACATTGTTTTATAGCAGAAAATGTAAATGGAAATGTTATGTTTATAGATGCCCAAGATGGAAGTAGTGATTGTGGTGATTATTTCAAGAGAATACAATCAAAATCACCAATATTTTTAGGAAGAATGGACAACGCAGATTTTAGTCAATCAGTAAAATACACGGCGACAGGAGTAAAAGAATGATAAATAAAATAAAAGAACTTTCAAAGAAATATGAAAATTTAATACTTACAACCATTGAGGAAGATAGTCAAAATTACTATGGTTTTTTAAATAACCCTTATCAAGATAACCAAGATTTGCCTATTATCGTTATTGATAAAGCAAGTGGAGAAACAAAAACAGTAAATATGCCACCATTTACAGAAACCCAAGAAATTTGGAATATTGAAAATGATGAAGATTACATCAAAGAAAACGCAGAAAAAATAAACAAAATGTCAAATGGACTTGTAGATATAGACCCAAATAAAATAAATGAACAAGGAGAAGAAGATATGGAACAAGAAAACAACAAGGAAGAATTAAAAATTCGTAAACTATTAAAAATGTATGGTGCAGAAGATGGCGAAATTGAAAACTTTATGCAAGATTTAAAAGATTTCAAAGATGACGCAGAAGATGAAGAAGATGATTTCAATTATCTTGACAATGACACTATGGAAAAGTTAAAGGCAACAGAGCAGGGCAAAGACCTTATTATGAACGCTCCAAAGATGGCAAAAGATGAATTAAAGAAAGCAATTCAAGAATACTTGACAAACAATTAAAAATTGTATACAATTAAATTAGACTAAATAGAAAGGGTAATATTCTATGCAAGAACAAGAAAATCAAATGCAGGAACAAAATGTAGAAACTGCGACTACTATGGAAAAAGACAATCAACCAGAACAAGAAAATGATGTCAACGAAAAACTTGATAAAAATGTTGAAAAAACATTTAATCAAGAACAAGTCAACGATTTCGTGCGTGAACGCTTGAATAAGATTTACAAACGATATGGAGTTGAAAACAAGCAGGGTTTAGATGAGTTAGTCGGCAAAGCACAATCTTACTCAATTATGGAAGAGCGTTATAACAATGCTATGAACGAACTTTCATCATTAAAGGAAGAACACGCTTTTTTGAAGAACAATATCAACCCTAACAAATATGATGATGTAAGAGCATACTTTAAAGGGAAAGAACTTGAATTTAATGAGGAAAATCTAGTTAATGAACTCCAAAATCACGGAGAATGGTTAAATGTGGTTGAGAATAAGCCACAAACAACAATTAAGGTTTTAGGCACAGACAATTCAAGAGTTAGTCCACAAAAGGATGAAAAAGAAATTGCATCAAAAATGTTTGGTATAAAACTATTATAAGGAGAGCAAAATGGAACTAGAAAAAATTATCAGTGATATGCGTTCGCAAGGTGCAGATGATGAACAAATCTTAAAGGCACTTGAACAGATGGCGAACGAGGGCAAAATCACACCCGAAGATTTTGAAAAAGCAAAAGAAATTTTAATGGGTGATGCCGATGGTTTCGCCAAAGAAGATGCAAACAAAGAGGCAGAAGAAAAAGCAAAAGCCGAACAATTATTCGGTATGAAACTAATTTAAAAAGGAGAGATAAAAGAGTATGAATAGTTTTTCATTGATTACAAAGTATATGCAAAATGCTATCGATACAGTAATGGTAGCAGAAAGTAAAACAAATTTATTAGTTAATGGCTCAAAGTTTATTGATGTAAACTTTAAAGAGGCAGGTTATGTAAAGGTAATGTCTTTACTTATGGATGGTTTAAGCGATTATTATAGAGTTAATAATGGTTTAGGCAGTGCAAACAATGGTTATGCTACATACCCATCAAACGATGGTTATAAAGTAGGCGATGCACAATCTAAATGGGAAATCTTTAAACTAGATTACGATAGAGGTAAGCAGTTTAGAATTGACAATATGGATGATGAAGAACAAGCAGGTTTAGTCATCGGTAATCTATTAAGTGAATTTTTAAGAACAAAGGTTGTGCCAGAAGTTGATGCAGTGCGTTTCTCAAAGATGGCATCTAAAACATCAACATCACTAGGCAATAGAATTGTTGAAACAGTTAGTGCAAACCAAATTATTGGTAAATTCAATACTGCGTTTGAATGGCTAACTGAACACGAAGTGCCAGAAGAAGAACAAGTTATCTTCGTAAACCCTGCAATTATGACTTTAATTCGTAATACAACAGAATTAGTAAAGTTTATTACACAAGGCGATTATAAGAGCGAAAAAGGTATTGATTTTACAGTTGAAAAGTATGGTAGCAGACCAATTATAGAAGTCCCATCAAATCGTTTCTTTACAGATGTTTTAACAAATCAAAATGGCTATCAACCAACATCAAATTCAAAAGTAATCAACTTTATGGTTGTTTCAAAGAAAGCAATCATCCCTATCGTTAAGTTAGAAAAATCTAAAACTTGGACACCAGAGCAAGTGCAAGATTTCGATGGTTATAAGGTTAATTTTAGAATGTATCACGATGCAATCATTCCTAAAAATAAAATTCCTGCCGTTTATGTATCAATTTCTAACACAAGTGCAACAACAAAAGCAAACTTATTAAGCGTTGATTTATCACTTGAAACAAACGGCTATAAGTTAAATGCTTTCTATACTAACCCAGCAGGTTTATTAGGTTATGTTGTAGTTTCTGCAAGTGCATTTACATTAGGACAAACTTATTCAACAGGCGATACAATCGTTAAGGTTGATGAGGGCGACACATTTACTAAATTTGCAAGTGAAACTGCCGAATACTTCGCATTACTTGACAATCGTGGTATGTGTATCGCAACAAGTGGCTCAATCACATTGCCAACAGAGTAATATATTACGATTGAGGCAAGGCAAACGCTTTGCCTCTTTTGTTTAAAATTGTGATGCAGATTATTCAGGAAGTTTGACACTTACAACAATCAGTGATACAGTAAGCGAAATTTAATAAGTAAAGGCACACAAAAAGTGTGCTTTTATTTTTTTTCTTATTATTGTATAATAAAATAAGAGGTGATTATAATGGCAGAATTAAAAAGCAAATATATAACAAAAGATGATTTCAAAATGTATTTTGGCATAGATTTAGATATAGAATTAAAAGATGATGATAACCCTAGTAATAAGGTTAATGCTTTTCTTTTAAGAATTGAAAAAGGTATTGAAAGATATTTAAACGCAAATTATTATCGTAATATAGACTTTGAATACCCACATTTTAGCGACTACCAAAAAGAGCATTATAAAATTGCTTTATTAGAACAAGCGTATTATGAACTCAAAAACGGCGATATTTCAAGAGATAGTGGCTACGATGTAGAAACAGGCACAAAGGCAACAAGAGAGCAATTAAAAGCCATTAAAATAAGCGATAATACAAGGGAAGAGTTAATTTTATGTGGTTTATTATGTAGAAAAATAAGAAATCGTGCGAGAGGTGGTATAGATGGTTGGTGGATGTACTGATTTACAACTAGGTAGAAGAGGCGACTTTGACAGATGCAAATATTGGGTTAGAAATGAAAATGATGAAAACCTAGAAGAATATACACATAATCACGAGGCAAGTGGCATCTTTTATGCAAAAGAAATCACGGCAGAAGATAAGCACAAAAACATTGTTAATGGAATGTTTATGTTTGATGAAAATACAATCACAATTTATACAAAGGCACTTGTAGAATTAAAAGAGGGCGACATTGTAGATTTTGAGGGTAAAAAGTGGTTAGTAAAAAATTGTCAATCACGAAAGATACATAAAAACAATGAATTTATGACAAGAGCATCATATATAAGTTATATTCAATTAAAGAGGTAAAATATGGCAAATTTTAAAGGTTTATTGTCAAGCGAACAATTATCGCTCCTAGCCGAGAAAATCAAAAATTTACTGCGTTTAGAGTTTGAACAAGTGCATTTATCGGGAAACCTTATGAATACAATCAAAGTAAATCAAACGGCTATGGGTTTTGAGATAGATATACCTGCCGAGATTTATGACTTGAATTACTACTACGATAAAGGTGTTATTGTTTATAACGGAAAAGGAAGTTATGCACAAGCCGTTAATGTAGATGGTGGTTTTTCTGGAACACATAAAGGGTATGTTGAATACTCAATTATGATGGCAATAAAAGAATGGATGAAAGAATTACAACTTAATGGTGGCATTAGTGTAGAAAGGGTTAGCGAACAATGATAGATGAAAACAAAATTATAAATTTAATAGGTTTACAAATTCAATCGGTGTTAGATGATAACCAAGAACTATTTAGTGGTTATGATTTTACTCTTACAAATGAATTGCAGTTTGTAAAAGATAAAAAGAACTTTCAAGAATTAAAGAACAACCCTAAAAAGATTTTTATTGTTGTTAAATTTCTTCCTGCAACAATCAATTATGGGCAAACATTACTTCCTATTTTAATAAACGCAATAGGCGAAAAAAACAAATTGGATGTAAGTTATAGATTACTTATTGAATATGCAGAAAGATACAATCTTGAATTTAGCCAAGATGGAACAACTAAACAATATTATCAAAGTCCAACAGTATTAAGCAATTTTAACGAAATAGGCGATGGTTATAGAAGTTTATTATCATTAAGTGGCACATTTCAAATAAGCGAAAATATAAACGATTTTGAACTAATTTATAAAAATAATAATGTATCATACAATGTCCCTGCAATTTCATTAAGTGGCTCATTTGATATTCAACTTGAAAGCCAAGCATTTTATGATACAAGCGATACAACAACATCAACGGGAAAAGTCGGCACAATGGTTATAAATTGCACTTGCTATATGGAAGATACCGAACTTGTAAATAAATGTTTGCAAATTGCAACAAAGGTATTAGGAGTAAATACATCATTTACTTTCGATTTAATATTTAGAAATGGCTTAAAAATTGAAGATGCCACATTTAAAATGGCGAATTTTTCATTTGAAAAGAGTATAGGCAATTTGCCTGTATGCACTATGACATTTACAAATTAGAGGTGATATTATGGCAGAAGTAAGAAAAATCACAATAGAAATCATCCAAAAAGGCGAAGAGGGAACACCAAAACCACCAGATGATACAAAGCCACAAGAAAAGGCATCAAGTGAGGGAAAAACCTTATTAAAAAGTGTAATCTTAAATCAAGGGTATCAAACGGCAAAAAAATTAGTCATTCAAGGTGTAAAAGCAAACATAAATAACTATATTGCATTGAGTGAAGATTACTTCGCAGAAAACACATATCAAAATGTAATGACTGCCGTAAGCAAGTTTACAAGTTTAGCATCCACAGTTGCAAGTAGCACAATGATTGGTGCAAAAGCAGGACCAGTTGGAGCAGTTGCAGGTTTAGTCATTGGAGCAGTTGGATGGGGAGTAAGCGAGTATATGGCTTATCAAGAGCGTATGAGTGGTTATTATAGAGCGTTAAATTCTTCTATTGTCAACAAAGATTATGCAAGAAGAAAAAGTGGTTATTATGATGGTGGAAGAGGAACGGAGAATTAGAAATGAGATTAAAGTGTAAAATAAATGGGAAAGAATATGACATCGTGCAAGGTGCAACTTTTAGCGAGGAATACAATGAAACGCTAGATAGTGGCTCAATTATTATTGATAGAGTGCCAAAAATTACAGATTTAAACCCATACGATGATGTTTTTGTTTATAGCGTAGGACAAGGCGAAAATTTCTTTTTAGGTTATAGAAATAGTAATCGAACACCCGTATCTTTTGGCTATACTTATTTAGAAAATGACAAAATCATAAAATTTAACGCAAAAGAACTCAACGATATATTTATTGCTTATAATACTATATTAAGTCAAAACATAACTATTAAATGTGCATTAAGAAACTCATCAACAATGCTTTTAGGAACTGCGACTTTTTCTTATAGAGATGGAACAGGAATGATTGCAAGAATTGTAGCAGGAAATATAGATAATGAGTATCTTTTAGAAGAAGATGGCGATTATTACATACTAGATTATTCTAACCTATTTGATATATTATTCTTTGATACAATAGATTTAACAATCACATTAAACGATTTACAATACCCATCATTTTATAAACATTTATTAGTTTTTCAGTTTACAGAAGAGCGTTTAAACCCAAAAGAAAACATTTATAAATATAAAATTGAATTGTGTAGTGAAACAATGAAATTGGAAAAAATACAACTACCAAACATTTCAATTACACAACCTTTAAACATAAACTTAAAAAGAAGTGTTTATGATTATGCTTTGCAATTTGTAAACCAATATAACATTAAGAAGAAAGTAAGCACAACAAATGTAAGTAATATGTGGGTTTATCAAGACAAATATATTTTATCACCAGATATACAAGAAATTTTTAGCGATGTATATTGCCCAGATTTCTCACTAGATAACCCAAGTTTAAAGGATGTATTACACCAATTATTTTTAACAAAAGATAGAATACCGTATGTTAAGGATGATGTTATTTGTGCGTTAGATATAACTCAAAGACACGGAACATTTAACACAAATGGGGTTTATTCAATAACAGGCAGTATGTCGGCAGAAAATTACGCACACGGCTTAAAAAGAACATATCAAGATGCTTTAAGTGGCTTTAAAACTGCAAGAAGAGTAGAATATTTAGGTTTTAGAAATAGTGATAATGCTCTTATGACATTAGGAAATATGGAAATTGAAACAAAATTTCCTATTTACAAAATAAATAAGATTTATATGTGCTATTATAAAAAATGTGAAATTTACTCTTTTGAAGATGAAAACGACCACACAGGAACAAAAACTCGTGATATGGTTTTCTTATGTAAGCAAGATATAACACCATTAGTCAAATTAGAACAAGAAAGAGCGTTATTAAGCGAAGATTGGCAAGATTTTAACATTGCAAATACACCAGATGGCGACAACTGTATTGAAGAAATGGCAAGATATAAACTCTGCACTGTTGGGTATAATATAGGTGATACGAAAATCACAGGATGGGGAACACAATATGACTACCCAAAGGGTTGGTGGACTATAAAGAAATCTTACATTGAAAACATTTTTAAGATTATAGATGCAAACATCCCTTATGGAATTTACACAAAAGGTTATATCGCACGAAATCTTAATGAGGGTGAAGTTATTATGACATCACCTAGTAGCAACCCAATAGAAAATATCGTGTCGGTTTTTGGTGATAGAAACACAAGTGCATCAAAACTAAAATCTTTTATGTTTGAGGTTGAGTATGAGGCATTTTATAACGGCACAACTATAACAAGTAAAGATATAATGAGAGATGATATTATAACGAACGATAATTCATCATCAAGTTTAACATTGCTTGAAAAGGATGGTTTGTTTCAAAAGGAAAAAGCCAACAGATTTGGCAATATGGCATACTCAATAATGGCAAACTATAACACCATTGATGAATTACAAGAATTAGGCAGTGTTTACGATGATGATGTTATTATTTATTCAAGACAATATCAAATTTGGAATAACATTGTTAAGGCATCATATAGTGGAACAAAAGATTATGTGTTAAAGAATTATTTTACAAGCGTTTACGCAAAGCATAGACCTACGGCTTTAATGGACTACTCACAATCAACAAATAGAGCAGAGAATAGAAAAATGTATGTTATGCTTTCAAAAAGCAAATTGTATTTTGACAACCCTTATGACCCATTAAGAAAACCACCGATGATGTTTCAAAATTTCGATGGTGCATCTTTCTTGGATGAAATCGTTTCTTTCTGCAAACCTAACCCAAAAGTAGAAAGTATTGGCAAATTTATTTTTAACGATAAAATCAACTTTGGTTATGTTGAAAAAACTAAAACCATAAATGGAGTAGAAACAAAAGAAAGATACGCAACAGATATAAACGCATTTATAAATGGTTATTCATTATGCTTTAATATTGCGATGTTTGAAAATTTAACAATGGGTAATTACATCAAAGAGGCAAACCCAGAAATAAACGGAGCAGATGAAGTAGAAGATGATTTTACAGGTAGTGTGCAAAATTTCTATGGAGTTGTTGACAACGATGAAACAGGTTTTATTGAAACAATGAGTTTCTATGTAGCACACATAAACGAAGATGAATTTAATGACAATGTTGTTGAATACTACAACGGTATCGCAAACACTTTATATAGCAAAATAAATGCTTTGCCTAAAATCAAGGAAGAAATAGGCGAAACAAACATCATAGGTGGCGAATATAACATTTGTAAAGATAATAAAGAAGTTATCGATATGACATTTCAAATTGAGCCGATTACAGATGATGAAAACATTGTATTTAGTGAATGGATGCTTAAATTAAGTGATTTATACGGCATTTATAACAAAGTAAGCCAAACATATCAAAAAGAAGATGTAGAAAATTATGGACTAGAATTAAATTTAATGTATGCAAGTCAACTTGGTGCTAACGGTTTCCCTCTTGTTTTAATTGAGATACCAAAAAATGTTTATGATAATCAACTACAAAACGGGCAAAATGTAAGAGGTGGCTTTTCATTGCCTTATAAAAAACAAGGTGAAACACCAATAAATGCAAAAATGAAATACGATGTTGCTTTTACATCGTTTGCAGAATTAGAACAAGATTACTTTACAATCAATGCAAAAACTATTACAACAATTTACAATGGTTTTAATGCTCCCAATTCTATAATTCAAGAAGATAAAACTTTTAAATTAGAGAAGATAACAAGAGCAACACAATTGGTTATAAATGGACTTGACACAACAAATAATTATTATTTTGGTAATTTCGCTTATCTTATAGGAAATGCCGATGGGTATGTAGGTTTGCCACCTTGGAAATTTAAAATTGATAGTGGTTTTCCTTACGATTTAAGTTGTTATTGTGATGAAAACATACCTTATCAAAGTCCTATATCTATACACGATTTTGTGGAAACAATAATGGCAGTAGCAACAGGCACGACACCACAGATATATGAGAAAAATATGTTTATTAGAGCAAGTAATGAAAGCATAAAGAAAACACTTGTATATGATGAATACTCGTTTGGAAGTTTACAATTTACAAACTTAAAAATAGATGATGTTATAAAACCTTATACAAAACCTTATTCATCAAATATAAATCGTGATAGTCCATCATATTTGATTGTAGATTTAACTTATTTTCATTATTATTTCCCAACGGCAAAATCACTCCAAGTATGGTTTAATGACAACGGAACATTACATTTTGTTTTTGGGGTAAATATAACTAGCGAAGATATGACAAGGGGTTATATTCATATTTACTTATCATCACTTGCAAAGAAAGATACAAGAGTTTACAACGAAAACAATGTTGTTGCAGGACAAATTAAAAATTTTGCTAACGATGATGAAGAATATGGAACTGTAAATCTATATGAGGACACATCAAATTAAAATATAGAAATATTTTATTTAATGTTGTAAAATATAACAAAGGGGGTTTAAAAATGGCTAAATTAGTATTAGAAGTAAGAGGCACGGACACACCAAACCATAGCGACCTTATTGTGTATGATAAGATAAACGCTTGTTGGGTAGTTATGAGCCGACAAAAATTTCTTGCCAAAACGGAAAAAGAAATTGGAAATTTAAAACTAGCAGTAAATAGTTTAAAAGAAGAAGTAAAACAAGCCAAAGAAGATATACAGACAATGGCAAAAATTATGAAAGAGGGTATAAAATAGATGAAAGAATTTTGGAACACATTTGTAAGTTATATGACACCACAAACGATTACATCAATTACGGCAGTTATGATGTTTTTAGTGGCAACATTAAAGTTAATAAGTATGGTTAAAACCTTAAATAAACAAAAGGCGATGACACTTGAAAATGTAAAGCAAGTTTTATTAGATGCTTTAAAATCTCAAAACCAAGAAGAAGTGCAGAAAGCAATCAATGATGTTTTAACTCCTGTATTAAAAGCCGTAAACGAGATAAACCCATACTTGCAAACTTTCGCAAAGATTTTAGCGTTATCGCAAGAAAACACACCTACATCAAGATTGGCAATTCTTGAACTAATTGAAAATATGGGTAAGACAGACACACAAGTTGTTGATAACGCAAAAGAAGTAGTAAAAGAAGAAGTTGTAAAGCAAGAAGAAGTAAAAAACGAGCAATTAAAAATGCTTGAAGAGATTGAATATAAAAACAAGCCGATTGAATAGGATGTGAAATTATGAAGAAATCGAAATCATTTATATTATTTGTATTAGGTTTCTTGCTTATTGGAGTATCATTATTCTTAATCGGTGGCACTCTTGCAGGATGGGACATACTAGGTTGGTTTAGCACATCAACTGCAATGCTTATTTATTGCATCTCGTTAATAATGGGAATGTTGATGTTAATGGTATGGTGGAAAGGCAGAAATGAAAGATGAAAAACAAAATAAATAGAAAAGCAGTATTAGTATCAATGTCGCTTGTTTTTGTAATGGTTATTGTTGCGATTACATCATTTGCAAACGCAGGTATCGACCCAAATTATTGGGGTAGCACTCAATTTTTAACAAACACGATATTTACAGTATCGTTGGTATTGATAGGAGTTGTAAGTGGTGATGCAGAGGGTGATAACTTTTACAGAAACAAAGACAATGGACTATTTCAAACATCTTACAACAATTATAATAAGAAAAGAAATATCATTGACAACATTGTAGATAAGTTTAGCGATTGGGCATATAATCTATATCAAAAAGAAACATACAAAAAGATTATGAGATATTTAAAAGATGATTTTGGTATCAAACAAGCCGATTTGTTAATTCAATTAGATAGAACAGAAATCATACAATTAAAAAACGAGCCAAAATCGTTTAATTTAAACGGAGAGGTAAGATATTTCAATTCTTTAACTGAAACGCAAATTCAAGCCATTTTTGATGTGCTAGATGGAAAAATCAAAGTAAAGTTTGTTCACGATAGTTATTTTTTAAATGCTTATGCAAAAAATTGTAATAAATCAATGTATGAACAAGCAAGTGAGCAAGAAAAAAGAAAGAAACAAAAATTCGCTTTCTTAATGGTATATAGAGTTATCTTTACAGTTTTAGTAGCAATGGTATTTACTGCGTTTGTTGTTGAAAGTGGCGAAGAGGGAAGTAAAGCACAAGCCGTTTTAAATCTTTTCTCACGCTACTTTACATTGTTTACTTCTGTTGGATGGGGTTTCTTTATTGCAAGTGATATGATTAAAGATGAATGTGTCTTTTTAGATTACAAAGCAATGATTTTAAATCAATTCTATTTAGATGTAGAAGTAAATAAAACATTTGTTGTTAAGAGCGAAGAAGAAAAGGCATTTGAAAAGATACAAAAAATTATGGAAGAGGGTGCTATGAATGGAGCAGGAACAAGTTAATAATAACACAGAGCAAACAAACGAAAATGTAAATAAGAATGAAAAGAAAATATTTATAGCACGAGTTATCGCATTTGTGTTATTTGGTGCAGTGCTACCTTTTATATTTATCGCTTGGAGATTTGACATTTTCAGTGTAAAAGATGCTACATCACCAAGAGTTAGTTTAACAGGATGGGGAGTAATCGCAATAATTATTGTATTCTTCTTTATAAGGTATTGTATGAGCGTTTTAAAACACTCAATACCCTTTTCCCTTACTTATCAAATATTAAGTGGTTTTATAAAGGTTATTTTGCCTTTAATATTATGCTATGTTGTAGTAGTAGCATTGCAAAATTCGTTTGGGTATTTTAAACAAGCGTTAATGATTACTATTTGTTGCGAGGCAGTGGCAATCGTAATCAACCCATTTCCTAAATATTTACACGATAAAGGAATTGAACACGCAGAGGGCATAATGGACTTGTTCATTAAAAAATGGAAAGATAAGGAGAAAGAAGAATGATATATTTATATTTCGATAAAACAGGAACTTTAAAAGAAGTAATCAACGATGAAAGCATACGAAGAGGAGCAACAAATGTAAACGGGTTAGCCGTTTATTGTGAACTTTGGGATGATGCAGATTTTGAACTAGATGATATTTGGTATTGTCAACGAGTATCTTGTGGCAAACTTACACCAGAAGTATCTTTCATTGATAATTTAGAAATTATGCAAGTGCCTTATAAAAAGGATGTAGATTATAAATATTTTAAAGATTTCAAGCAATATAAATTCTATGTATTTGAATTTACAACAGAATATACACAATATAGTGGCTTAAATGTCGGCACTGTTAGATTTGCCATTGATGATGGAATAAACGCACTAGGAACAATTACATTTAATATTCAAGACAATGTAATAAAAGAAGATAATAACATTACACAAAGTCAATATGATTATTTATTGTTATCTTATGCAAGTAGAACATTAAATGAAGAAACAGGAAGAACACTTTGTCAACTTATCGAGGACATTGTAAAGGAACAAGCAAAAATTTCAGGTATTGAGTTTGTAGGAACAACAACAGAAATTTTGGCTCTTACAAGTGATGAGGGTATCGCCTTATCAACTACAAACGCTCATATCTTTAATTGGGATGATGAACAAGGAAGTTATGTTGATAGTGGCATCGAATTTATGGATGTAAGTTTATCATCAAATGTAGCAACTTTAAGTGGCAATCAAACTTTTACGGGGAACAAAACTTTTAGTGGTGGTTTAGATGTAAGCGAAGTTGGTAGCAATAATACAAGCGTTGTGAATAAACAATATGCCGATAATATCAATAATAGTGCCGTGCATAAAACAGGGACAGAAGTAATCACAGGGAATAAGTTGTTTTATGGCGATGTTGTCGCAAATGAAATAATTTACGATGCACAATTTATGCTATTTAGAGATGTTGATGCAGTAAATGAAATAAAATTAAGCGACACATTAAAATTTGACACTTACGAGGGAACATCTATTTTTGTAAATGGAACATTTATTGCCAAATTTTTCATAGATGGTGGAACTAGATATTTACAAGGAAATCAAGATGGAACATACTTAAAGAATTTCCTAGTTGCAACACCTATAAATAATAATGACCTTGTAAATAAATCTTATGCAGATGGTATATATTCACTTGCTACAAATAATATAGCAGGTAAAGATATATCTACAAATATTTTAGCAAAGAGTAGTAATACAGGTATTTGGATTGGAACTGATACAGGACATTGGTATTATTGGAATGGAACACAATATGCAGACGGTGGTGTATATCAAGATAGCGTATATAATGATACTATAAAACGTGTGGCATTGCCATTATTTAACATTAATAGTGATGATGTAACCGAAAACAAATACATTAATTATCAATGGGGTGTTGAGGGTAATTTAACAGGTGTTAAATATGTTACTTTTATAGTTAAGGGAATAGAAAAAATATATTATAGTGCCACAAACAATAGTCCTGATAATAGAGGACTGGCATTTTATAATCAAAATGGTAATTTTATAAGTGGCAGTGGCGTACAAATGATTGGTACAGTTCAAGAAATAAGTGTACCAAGTAATGCTTATTATTGTAAGGCAACTGTATATAATATTTCACAAGTAGCATTAAAATTATCTATTTTTGATGTTTTAAATAAGATTAAAGATATAAATATTTACAAAAATGATAGTGTTATAACTACATCAGATAAATATATTAACTATCAATGGGGTATTGAAAGTAGTTTAAGTGGTGCTAAATTTGTAACATTAAATGTATTTGGTGCTAAAAAGGTTATATATAAATCAATAAATAGTAGTCCCGATAATAGGGGTTTGGCATTTTATAATCAAAATGGTAATTTTATTAGTGGTAGTGGTGTTCAAATGGGAACAACTGCTCAAACTGTTAATGTTCCATCAAATGCTTATTATTGTAAGGCAACAGTAATTAATATTGATGAAGTTATAATTGATACTGATGTTAATGCTTTAATAAAAACAATATCAGAAAACAATTTAGCAACTAAAACAAAGTCATTAAATATCTTACACGCTTTTAGTAATATTTATTGTATAGGTGATAGTTTAACTTATGGACAAGTATATACAAGTGCAAATACATCAAGACAAGCATATGTTAATTTTCCTAATGCTTTGGCTAGAATAACAGGTGCTAATGTTAATTATGATGCAACTTCTGGTTATACTGCTATTTGGTGGTGGCAAGCATATAATAATAATATTATTCAAAGAGATAATCAATTAGCTATTGTATATTTAGGTTCAAATAGTGGTTTAACCGATACTATTGCAACCGATTGTGTT